CCGCTGATGTGCCAACCAGCACCAGCGCATACGCGATATTATTCTCTCCAAGGGGCACCTTACGGGTTTTATGGAGTAGAACCCCTAACCACCACACCAGAACGAGTTCTCGCGACCTCCGAAGCTGGCGGCTGGTAGTTGTACGGGTAGCCGATCTACTGTTCCGTGGTAACTGGCGACTCCACGGCCAATGATTTCTCACTGGGCCTTCCTACCCCTGCGCGACGAACGAGGGGCAGACCCACTAGCCGCGCGACCCGCGTACGGGCCGTTAAGCTGAGTGGGTTGTGGGACGACAACTGGTTGTCGTTGAGCTGCCAATGGGGCCATGGTTCTGGGCTTGGGCTTGGGGGCTACCACAACCTCGCCCCTTCGCTCATGTATCGGCCCATCCATTTGCATGCGGGTAAACCGGTCCAACGCCTGCTCAAGGCGTCGGATGGTTTGGTTCGCTTGGGCTAGCGCTTCTTCAAGCAAGCGGACACGTTGGTCATGCCCTACAGCCTGAGGCGGCGCCGCTGTTTTAGAACCGCCTCCAAACATGTCCTTGAGCCATGCTCCGGCTTTCGGAAGAAAGCCCATGATGGTGGACGCAATGCTAGCGAGATCATTGGCGCTAGCCGGCAAGCCATCCGGCCGCTCGTAGAAGATGCCAAATGCCATGTCCAGGGCAACCCGGTCAGGCATAGGCAGCAACCGCGAAAATGGTCGTAAGCTTCCGTTTGTTTGCGGATCGATTTCCATCCCAGCATATCCTTTGACGGTTATGTAAGGGACGCCACTGAGCACAGTCGTGACTTGATTGGGTACGGTTAACCCATCAAACATAACCCAGGATGCATCCAGGTTGTTCCAAGGAGTCTCGGAAGCCAATGAGCTTGATGAACCGCCCAACTCCGAGATGAGGGGCATGTACTGCCCCTCCGATGACGGACTCTCCCTAAACCGTATGAACGATAAAAGGGGCCCGTTAACTCCTTGTCCTTCTTGAGCAATGGTGGTGGTTGCCCAAGGTTGGACGCTTTCGACAGGTTGGTAGACAACAAAGCTACCTTCCTTCGCCGGCTGTGTAACCGCTTTGGGACTAAGCGTTAGCACGTCACTAGGGGTGGCTGGCAACACGTACTCGATTGCTGGATCGCTATCCGTTGACTGATAGACGATGCCCCCCGAGGGGCATATTCCCATATCCAGAAATTGAGCCGCAAATGGCCCACTTACTCCAGCTTTTAAGGCGAGTTCAATAAGCTTAAGGCCCTCAACCTTTCCGAACGGATGCGACTCCGCAAGGTGGGTGTGGGTCTTAAGGGTGCTGAGCCCGACAGTGGCAAAATTTGGCTTAAACTTAGCCGTTGTCACTGTGCCTTGGTTGTTGAAATCCGTGGCATTGAGGTAAAAGGTGTTGCTCTTGTAAGTCACCCTATGACGGCCTACGTCCTGCTGGAAGTTGGCCCATTGGTACCCACTTGTTGTGAGTGCCGGTGGCGTGGTCTGCGCTTTCGCCAGCACAGACCCCGATGCCTGTCCGGTGACGGGCTGGACCCAACCTGGTACGCCCCCTGTTATGGTGGGCATAAAGCAATAGACACTGACCTTAGCCCCCGGAAGGGTTAGGAAAAGCATCTTGCTTGGGTTGGTTGTGATCATGGTCTTGGCTCCGTCCCCCCTAAGGAGGATGGGCGCAAAGTTTGTCTCACCCTTCACCTCCATCAGGACCACGTTGGCTTGTGATCCGTCTGGCACACCCTGGTACTCCATGGGGAGTATGGAAGGCGGGTGTGTCGCCTTTTTCACATATGCAGCACCTGCAGATGTGGGGGCCTTAATGGTCTGGCCCTCGACCTTCGCGACTGTTTTATCGGATGACATCTGGTAACCCTTCATTCGCTCGTATTTCCACGAAATACTGCTCGAGATCGAACTCACACGGGGGCGATCGTCTAATCAGTTTCGCGTTCTCTACTGCGATTTGCTCTGCCGGGGTTATTCCAAAAGCCTTGAAGAAACTATCTCTGGTTTCGGGTCGAATGTCATATCGTTGTGCCCTTTCAGGCCCATAATACTCCAGCTTGGCCGCTAGATATCTGTCGGTCTCCTTAGTAAACTTTGGAGTGCCGGCAGAGATCAACTTCTCGGCCACAGCCTGGAATATTGGTATTCCGTTACCCAATGACAACTCACATTTGCCTATGCTGTAGACCAACCTTCCCATGAAGGCTTTGTCCCTACGTTTGGTGATCCAACCCAACCTAGTCATTGCTCTGACGGGTTCTCTGACCATTCTCCACGAATGGCCATCAAACACCGGCTTGCTCTGGCAAAAATCTAGGTCCTCCATCTCGGGCGACACCAGAAGCTGACACTTGGTCTCCATGCCAAGCTCGAAAAACTTCTGGGGTACACAGTCTATCAGCTCATTGGAGAAAACAACACTGTCATCTCCGTCAAGGTAATAGCTTGCCTGATCTCCGAAGATTGCCTTAAGAAGGCAATGGTTTAGAAGACTATTCGCGAGGCCAGTGTCCATTTCGCCACTCATGCGTGTCCCTTCTACAACATACTTGGCACCTCTTTTGCTGTACCCAACATTTCTATAGTGTTGGCTAAGCAAAAAATCTAGCGTCTTGTCGTTAGGGAATATGCTCTCATAAATTCTATGTATAGATTTTATGAGGGCAACATTAACATGTGCGTCAAAATTGGAGTGGTCCAACAAATAAACGTATTTCCACCCAAGCGAGAACTTGGCATGCAAGTCCTGAGCGCGCTGATGGGTGTTACGAGATTTCGCTATAATGTAGGTATCCCACTGGTCCTTTCGGGCATAAATGGGGCCTTCCATGGCATGCGTGTACTTGCCAAACATTATGCAATAGGCCTTGGATCGGTACTGGATGCAGCGGGGCGCCTTGAGGCGTAAGTCATACGGGTTGCAAGCATACTTGTCATCCTTCAAAAACATGCTGATGAAGGTGTCTTTCTTGGTAATTCCATTCTTATCAAGCGATATCAACCCGGCTTCATACTCCTTGCGCTTGGCTCCGCTATACAGATTGACGACCTGTCTTCTGGTCATACATTCTGTGTGTGGCATCTCGGTCTTGGTCCATGCGATCCAATCGTCAACCGCCACCTGGAAGCGTTTGACGTAGTTTGAGAGAGGCACGTCTCTCGTGATCAATTGGTTACTCAGCAATTCACCAATGTGTTTAACAGGATTATGCAGGTGCCTGTTAAGCAACGCTAGCCTCTCATTACAAGCGCAGTTGGAATGCGTGTAAATGAGCTGCTCATTGACGGGCGCCCAGTCAATGCCACACAAGTGCGTGGTTCTTCGTGTGGTGTTGCAACCATCGGGTTGTCGGCGTATTTGTCCCACTTGGCTGCCAGATGCTGCCTTGATGTGACGACGCAGGCAAATACCTGGGACTCGATGGTTGTCCTAGTTGGTTGTAGGAAGGGCAGCCTCCCTACGGAGTATGCCCATCTTACCCAACGCGCCAGTCTTAAGCATAGCGGACTGCTTATGCGTTTCGCGCAACTGCTCTGAGTTCTTAAGAGCTTGCCTGACATTAGCCTCCTCTTGGCCTATCGTCATGGCTTCACCAACTGCGTTAACAACCAAGTTGTACAGCGCCCGCTGTGTTAGCTGCGTGGTATCAAACTGCTCTAGGTACCTGACTGCTTTGTTCTTGAGCTGCAAAAATAGCTCAGGCGTGCGCGGTCTAAACGCAGCCTCCAACTTGAGTTTGAAGACGAGTTCGTCGCTAGCTGGCAGAGGTTGGGCCCTCAGTTTCCTCCTTTCGAAGTAACCGGGCCTCTTATACCGATCTATGCCTTGCTCCTCCTTGCCCTTCCTCTTAACCACTGGGTTGAAGACTGGTTTGTCCGCACTCGGATTGCAGACGTACTCACTAGTACGGTTTGTTACCGCAGCCGACTCAGCAGTCGCCGGTAACGAGCGGTGGAACGGTTGCACTTCCTGCATCTTGTTCCAGGCCCTAGCTTTGAAATGGCCATTAGCCTCGTGCGTTTTGTAGATGCACATGGCCTGGGTACAATCAAGCTTACCACAGTGCACGCACTTGCGGTTGGCCTCGTCCTTACGCTTAGACTCTTCATCAGCCTCCGCCTTCTCCTGCTTAGCTATCTCGGCATTGAGTTCCTCCACTGCCTTTGCATTGGCAGCTTCAAGGGCTCTCTGGGCATCATCCTCAGCCTTGATCTCCATTCGAAGGAGCTCTAGGTCAGTTTCTGGAGCGCCGGGTAATTCCGGCTCCGGATCTGAGGGTTTGCTTGTTGCCTTAGCTATATCACGCTTGACCTGGTTCAAAGCGTGTTTGGCTAGGATGTCGGACTCTTGCTTGGCCAACTGGCGCGCGGCCTCAGCCGCCTCTAGGCGCCTCTTGTTGGCTTCCACCTCTGGCAGTATGATGACCTTTGCTGCCTCGACACACTCGACCATGTCGTCACCGCCCTTAAAGTACGAATCCAACAAAGTGTAGAGGAGATTAAAGAAAGGCAATGTACCACGCGGGTACCCACCATTTTCCCTAATTATCCCCGGACTAGGAGGGTTATGTACTGTAGCGGCTAGTGACCACATGACCAAGAAATCGTGGCACCCCTTGACCGTGAAATCGTCTGGCCAGAATTCACGCATCAACCCTTCACCGACTCCATTCAGTTCCGAACTGAATGCTGGCACCGTCTCCTTGATATACTGGGTGACGGGGGTGAGGAAATTGAGGTACGACAATTTAGTGTCGACTTTCCTTGTCCGCCTTTGCGCGTAGGAAAGATACTCGGGCAAGATGACGTACTTCTTTACGTGATCTAGTAATCTGTGGTACGTCTTCGAACAGACCTGAAATGTCTGTGGTGACGTCTTCAATGATCTCCTTTTGACGGAGCTCCACCAGATTCGATATGAACGTATTGAAGCGTACTCCCCGAGTGGGGTGTTTGGGTTGTTCCCCAAGCATGAGGATACTTCTGACAGTGCCGTCCGGGTAGGTCCCCCTTTCCCCACGGCTTCGGAGCGCAGCTTGATTAGCTGGACATAAGCGCGCCTCGACCTTACACATTGGTGCATTCTTGCCCTCAGACCACCGTCTAGCGTAACTTGCTGATACTCGCTCGTAGACGTCTTTGTTCCAGGCGTCGATGCGAACATAGCAGAGCTTGCGGTAGTCTTCGTAGGGGAGGCTGTCACGGATGCGTAACTCTTCTTGGCGGTAGCGTTCTGCCCTTGCCTCGGCCTTTGCGTCCGAGGCTGCTGTACTGTCGGTTTGCCGCCTGGCAAGGATGGCCTGCCTGGCTGTGCTGTCGAAGTTTTCCTCTGTCCAACCGGCTTTCCTCCTAAGGGCCCGTTCGCAGTTGTCCGCGGTGCTGACTGCAAGCCAGCTTTGGAATCCTGGGGCTTGTTCAGCTTGTGAGGCTGCCCAATTGGCCCTAGCTTCTGCGCGTTTGACTGCTGCTCCTTTCCCTTGGCGCCTGGTGCGCCTGGGGATCTCGGGGGCCGCCTCTTGGAGGACATCGGCTGCTGCTGTTCTTTTGGCTTGGAAGTACTCTGATGCTGGAGTTGTTGGTCCGGCATCGCGATATTGCTGGAGGAGCTCTGTTTGTTGCTTCCGACTGAGCGTTGTCCAGATTGCGAGTTCTTCGGCCGGGGCTTCAGCGGCCCGGGCTTTCCGTTCGATGATTTGTGGTCTGGCGATGACATCTTGAATCGCCAATAGTCTTATTGTCTGTAAGTTTATCTTGTTCATACCGGTCACACCGATACTAAGGGCCAAAATTCGTTTCTGAACGGACTGCGCTTGTTTATTAAAGTGGTTG